AATATAAATTAATTAAATTATGGCAAAATTATTTGGTTTTTCTATTGAAGACCAAGAACCAATATCACCATCCGTTGTATCGCCAGTTCCTCCAAATAGTGAAGACGGATCTGATTTTTATTTGAGCAGTGGATTTTTCGGTTCTTATATAGATATAGAAGGTGTTTACCGAACTGAATTTGATTTAATTAAAAGATACCGTGAAATGGCACTTCATCCAGAATGTGATAGTGCTATTGAGGATATTGTAAGTGAGGCAATTGTATCTGACACAAACGATAGTCCAGTAGAAATTGAACTTTCAAACTTAAATGCCAGTGATGGTATTAAAAAAAGAATTAGAGAAGAATTTAAAAATATTCTTAACTTATTAGATTTTGATAGAAAATCTCACGAAATTTATAGAAATTGGTATATTGATGGAAGACTTTATTATCATAAGATAATAGATTTAAAAAAATCAGAAGAAGGAATACAAGAATTGAGATATATTGACGCAATAAAAATGCGTTATATAAGGCAACAAAAGAAAATCACAGATCTTAATAAAAGATATAGACTAGCAAATGCAAATAGTCGCAATCCAATGGAATATGATTTTCCTGAGATTGAAGAATATTTCATTTATAACCCTAAAATGTCTTATCCCACAGGCAATCCATCGGCATTAGGTGGTGAGGCAGGAATTAAAATGACCAGAGATTCAATTACATATTGCACTTCTGGTCTTGTAGATCGTAATAAGGGATCAACTCTTTCATATCTTCATAAAGCAATTAAGTCTCTCAATCAACTTCGTATGATTGAAGATTCTTTGGTAATTTATCGTCTTTCAAGAGCACCAGAAAGAAGAATATTTTATATTGATGTTGGAAATCTTCCCAAAGTAAAAGCAGAACAATATCTTCGTGATGTGATGATGAGATATCGTAATAAACTTGTATATGATGCGAATACTGGAGAAATTCGTGATGATAAAAAAATGATGTCAATGATGGAAGATTTTTGGTTACCACGAAGAGAGGGTGGAAGAGGAACTGAAATCACAACTCTTCCTGGTGGCCAAAATCTTGGTGAAATCACAGATATTGAATACTTTAAGAAAAAACTTTATCGTTCTTTAAATGTTCCTCCATCGAGAATGGATGGACAGGGAGGATTTAATCTTGGTCGATCTTCGGAAATTCTTCGTGATGAAGTTAAGTTTAGTAAGTTTGTTGGTAGATTGAGAAAAAGGTTCTCATATATGTTTAATGATATGTTGAAAACTCAATTGATTCTTAAAAATATTATCACTCCAGAGGATTGGGAATCAATGAGTGAACATATACAATATGATTTTTTATATGATAATCACTTTGCAGAACTTAAGGATGCAGAATTATTGAACGAAAGATTAAATATGGTACAAGTTGCTGAACCTTATGTTGGTAAATATTTCTCTCAAGATTATATAAGACGTAAAATTCTTCGTCAAACTGATGTTGAAATTATTGAGCAAGATTCAATTATCAAAAAAGAAATTGAAAATGGAATTATTCCAGATCCAAATCAACCAATTGATTCACAGACTGATCTTCCATTAGATCAAACATCTCAAATGGATTTAGGACAACCAGTAATGGAACCTAATATTGATAAACAAGGCGATGTAACAGTTGCAGATGGAAAAATTGCAGAAATTCCTAAGGGAGGAGAGATATAAATATAAATACACAAGTAATTAATGGATCACAAATATGGATATGGATGAGCTGATGGATATGATTATTACTGATGAATCGCCATCTCAAATTAGCGATAAAATCAAAGATTTACTTTTTGCAAAATCCACAGAAAGATTAGATATATTTAGACCAATGGTAGCATCTTCAATTTTTGATGAAGATGAAAATGAAGATGATACAGAATACGAAGAAGACGAAGAATAAAGTAAAATTTATACTATGAATTTGTAAAGTAATAAATAATCGATAGGTGTTTTATAAAAAAAATAATGACGCATAGACCAGTTGGAGCAGGTTCATCGTTTTCGTTTACAGGTACCGCAACAACATCATCTCCATTTTCAGTACAATCAGATACTTTGAGAGTTGTTGCCGTTGGTGGTGCGGCACATATTGCAATCGGATCAAGTCCAACAGCATCTTCTTTAGATTATTATGTTCCTTCTGGTGAATCAGTAACTCTTGCTCTCACCAAGGCATCAAATAGAGTTGTTGGTATTACAACAGGAACAACTACAATCATAGATTTTGCAGAGGGAACACAATCTCCATTTGGTATTGGTGATTATGTAACTTTAAGTGCATCTGGTCAGTCTTATTATGATTTTACTCATCAGGCAGTTACATCTGTGAATACAAGTAGTGGTATAAATGGATATCATCAGAGTCGAATTGTTGTATCTTATAACTCAAGTGGTATTGTGACTGCATTTTCCTCTGCTGATGCAACATTAAGAGTTTCACAAAAACTTGGTGCTGTAGGTGCTACTGGATCAACTGGAGTCTTATATTATCAACAAGTACAAATTACTAATCAAGCATAAAATGAAGCTTATTACCGAAGAAGTTGAATCCGTAGAGGTTCTTACTGAAACAGTGAATGGAAAAAAGACTTTGTTTATTCAAGGCCCTTTTCTTCAAACTGAACAACCTAATCGTAATAATAGATTATATCGAAGACAGATTGTGGAAAGAGAAGTTAAGAGATATAATGAACAATATGTCAATAAAGGTCGTGCTCTTGGAGAACTTGGTCATCCAGATGGACCTACAGTAAATCTTGATCGTGTTTCTCATAAAATCATTTCTCTTTTTCCAGAAGGAAATAATTTTATCGGTAAGGCACAAATTCTTCCCACTCCAATGGGTAAAATTGCCGAGGCACTTTTGAATTCTGGTGTAACTCTTGGTGTTTCCTCTCGTGGAATAGGTTCTGTTACAAGAAATCGTGATGGATATAATGAAGTTGGTGAAGATTTTATGTTAGCAACTGCTGCTGATATTGTTGCAGATCCCTCTGCACCTGATGCATTTGTTCAAGGAATTATGGAAGGAAAGGAGTGGATTTATGATTCCAATAAAAAAGTCTGGATTGCGGAGTCAATTAAAAATATTATAGAGAAGGATGTCAGAAGAAAGAAATTAACAGAGGAGAGGAAGATTCAACACTTTGAAAGATTTATAAGTATGTTATGAATGAAGAATATTATGTGTATGCTCTGGTTGATCCAATAAATAGGATTCCTTTTTATATTGGAAAGGGGAAAAAAGATAGATGCTTTAAGCATTTGAAAGGTCACGCAAATTATAATCAAGAAAAATTAAAATATATTGATAATATCAGAAATTTAGGATTTGAAACAATAATTTATAAAATTATTGAAAATTTATCAAATTCTGATTCTTTAAAATTAGAATCTTATTTTATTGATTATTATAAAGAATTTCTTACAAATAAAGAAATAATTCCACCAGATAGAACTGGTTCTAAATTATCAGAATCCCAAAAGGAACACTTAAGACTAAAAAATATTGGAAAAGTTTTAACTGAAGAACATAAAAACAAAATAGGAATATCAAATTCACATAAACCAAATTATGAAATAAATAAAAAATATATTGATAATTCATCAAAAAGAAATGAGGGGTCAAAAAATCCAAATTCAAAATCAATTATATGTAATGGTATAAAATTTGGATGTATGAAGGATGCTTACAAGTATTTTAATGTTTCTAAGCAAACTTTTAAAAAAAGATATGAATTTAATTTTCTTGCAAATATTTAAATTATAAATAAATATAGATTTAATAAAGGTAAATCGGAGAGTTCAAATGTCTCGTGGAGATCTACAAGAAATGGAAGTAGGCACTAAGCAATCCAAAACTTCTGTAAATTCTAATGCTCAAGCAGCAGATGCAATGAAATCATTATCTGGAAGCACTCCAGGTCAAACTGGAAGTTGGGAGGACCTTGGTGGTCCTACTCCAGAAAATTATAAGTCAGATGATGATTCAGCCAAACTCAAAACTCCTGGTGTAACACTCAAACAAGTGAGAGATGTTGTAAACAA